GTGTAAAGAAACCTGCAGCTTAATCTGAAATCAAAAATTTAAAACAATAGGGAGGCAAGTTATATGGGTGATATTTTAACCGAATCTGAAGTAAGGGAAGCGATGCAAGTTGACTTTGATTACAACCTTGATGAAGTGACACGCTATGGGAAGCTTGCCTCTTCTTATATTAAAAACAAAACAGGTTATGATTTTGGTGCTGTAGCTGAAGGTGAAGAAGTTCATCCATTAGCTAAGCAATGCGCCATGATCTACATTAAAAGTCAGTTCTTTGATCACAAGTATGATGAAAAATACAACTATTCTATCGGTCTTGAAAGTATGATATTTGATTTGCAATTGATTGGAAAAGAGTTAGGTATTTAACATGGGTGAGCGTAGGTATCAAAAAAAAGAGTTCATTAGTATTTTTCGTGAAATAAAGGATTTTGACGGATTAATTAAACAATACATTCATCCAGAAAATAAGAAGATTAGAGCTCACGTAAGGTCATTAAGTTCAAAAGAACAAGCAACTCTGGGAGGTTATCAAGACTACTTATTAGTGGAGTTTGTTATCAACTGGCGAGAAATCAAAGTTGACATGTTCGTGGAGTTTGATGGCGAAGTATTTAACGTTGATTCAATTGATCCATATGATTTCAAAAAAATCGAACTCAAATTTATTGGAGCTAGAACGGATCCAAAAGAATACAAAGAAACCAGGTGGACAACATGAATATAATCGAAGCAATGGAGCAAGTAAAGAATATCGTAACAGGTATTTTAGAAGAATCCGGATTCATCTCCGGAGATGGGTTAACTGAAGAACAGATAAAAGTAGAAAAAAAGCCAATATTTTATATGATGAACGTTCCAACTTCTGTTGGATCATCAAGATCGAATTACATAGTTTGGGATTTTGGCCAAATTGGCAATATCTACGGTGATGGACAAGCGGTTCAATTTTCTTATAAAGCTAATATCACCTTTTACACGAATGATCCAATGTTTTTTAATCATTTGAAGCAACTTGTTTCCGGATTTGTTGATAAAGACAATGATATCGATCTTCAACGAGGTTACTTCGATACTACTTATCAAAGATATGTATTTGAATTCACGGCATCTCATGTAGTTTACATTCCAGGAGCTTAATCATGCAAGGTTACGGTAATAAAGCATACTTTGATTTTGAAGCTGAGATGAGAAAAGTAATGAATCAACTAACTGACAAGACTTTTAAAGCGACACAAGCTGCTCTGAAAGATACTGGGCAGGAAACATCAAAGATCATGACAGCAAACACTGTATCTATGGTAGGAACTGGACAATTTCAACGTTCATGGACTCAAAAAGATTACAAAAACGCTGTTTATGTATACAATTCAAGAGGTACAAAAGGCACTGATAAAGGTATTCCTATATCAAATCTTGCGGAATACAGTGCTAGAGGACCTAAACCATTTGTTGAAAGAACATTCAACGCAAATAAATCTAGAATATTCAGCTTCTTTATTCGAAAAATGGAGCAGAATATTGCAAAACAACAAAATCTATAGGAGGAAACCAATATGTCAAAAGAAAGAATCGTCGAATATAACGTTAAAAACGTTAAATACGCCGTCAAAGATGCATTAGGCGAATATGGTGCACCAGTTGATTTAGCGTATGCAAGTCAGATTTCACTTGAACCAGATTACAGTGAAGAAGCAGTCTATGGAGATGGACAAAAATTGTTCGTAATTCCAAATGACAAAGGTCTAACCGGAAAACTGATCGTGCTGAATAGAGACAAAGATTATGAAATTGCATGTGGAAGACAACTTGAAATCTCTGAAGGTCTCGCTGAAGTTGAACAACATGATGCAATTGAGCATGCAATCTATTTCGAAGTAGAAAGAAACCAAAATGGTGTCAAAACAACTAAGAAAGTATGGTTATTAGAAGTGACAACAGGAAGACCATCAGAGTCTTTCGAACAAGTTACTGACAATCCAAATATGTCACCGGTGGAATATCCATTGACAGTGTTTGGAACGAATTTAAGAAATAATCTGGATACAGCTGATTATACAGACGCTAATGGCAATACCAAAAGAGTTACAAGAATCAGTGTTATTCCAACCGATACAAATTATGCTGCATTTGGTGACACAGTACCAACACCAACATCTGCAGTTTAATAACAAGACCATAGGAGGGTTAAAATGATAGTTACAGTACCAACAATCAATAGAACTACCGAGTCTATATGGATCAAATCTGATAAAAAGTATTTTGATTCGCAAGAAAACTTCAATAAACAAGAGGTTACAGAGTACAATACTCCAGAAGAATTCCAAGAAATTCATCCAACCGGTGAAGGATTTGCATTAGCAATAAAAAAAAGTGATGATGTAAATTATTTCAAGCATAAAATCAAGGTCAATAAAGAGTATGGAAAGATGAATTTAGAGATAGATACTTCTTTCAAAGCGAATGTTAAGTTCGATAAGTACTTCGCAGAAACCTTGAATTGCTCGTTGAATGAGTATGTTGAAAGAATACAAAAATATACAAAGAAAGAAAATACAGCTAAAGCACATTTTCTAAGTTTATTGAAATTTTTGTATTGTTATGTGAATTCTGAAAAACTACCAACATTCGATGATTTTACAGGAATGTTTGATATTGAACTTGCGGATCAAATTATATCGATCATCGGAACGGTTCTTAAGGAAGTTGGCACTACTATATCAAAAAACTAGATGAGCGGGCTGAGTATCTTAGGCAGTTACAAAAAAGACTACCAGAAGGTAGTAAAACCAAGAACGTCAGCCCGCCTTCTGAATTATTGATGATATTAAAACGGTGCCAAGAATTCGGTATATCATATGACTTAATGTGTGAACTTAATTTTAAAGACTTGCAAGCATTAGTCATTGAATATTGGATTGATCAAATTAAGGATTATTTTAAAAGAAAACAAGAAGAGCAAAATGCCAGGAGAGGTATATCAGTTAGAAAAGCCTCTAATGAAGATATAGATAACTTGTAGAAAGGATGGTGATTTAAGTGCCTCTAGGATTTACAGTAGATATTGGGGCTGATTCATCTAAGTTTCAAAAAGAACTTAGAAAGATGGACAAAGACATCAAATCAACAGGGCGAGAAGTCAAAGACTTGACAAAATCATTGGCAATCGAGTGGGATAGCAAAAGATTTGTAGCTGCTCAAAAGAAAGCCCAGGAAGCATTAAAACAAACAGAATCTAAAGCCGATGTACTAAGGCAACGATTAAGACACTTAGATGAAGCTGGAACTTCTAAATCATCAGCTGAGTATCGTAAGCTAGAATCACAACTTACACAAGTTGAAGCAAAAGCAGTTCAAATGAAAGCTGAACTGCAAAAGATTAATCAAATGAAGTTTGATCACTTGTCTGGTCAAATTAAGAGTATAGGTGATGGCTTTACTAAAGCTGGTCAAGCCATGACTCCCGTATCAGCTGCGGCAGCTGCGATCATTGCAGGGTTTACTAAGATAGCAACATCAGCAATCAAAGCCGGTGATGAAATAGGTACTACTGCTCAGCAATTGAATTTATCAACGGATCAATTACAAAGATGGTTATATATCGCAGAACAAACGGATGTAGATTCATCCCAATTTGTCAATGCTGTAGGTAAGATGCAAGGAGCACTAGCTCATTTAGCAGCTGGAGAAGAAGATATTACAGCTACAGCATTGAAAGATTTAGGGTTTACAGCTGAAGAAGCAGCATTGGGTATGGAAGCTAATTTTGAAAGAATAGTTAATTCATTAGCTGATGTAGAGGACGCAACACTTCAAGCATATTACGCAAACGAATTATTTGGCACGAGAATGGGCGCAAAGATAATTCCCTTACTCAACGATGGCGGTAATGGTTTAGCGACTCTAGCGTCAGAATTTGAGAACTTTGGATACCTTACTGAAGAACAAGTAGTCTCTTTAGATGCATTCGAAGATCTTATGCAAAAATTAAAGTATCAGTTTGATCTAGTGAAAAACCAGATTGGGGTAGCGTTACTACCAGTTATGCAAAACATGGCTAATTATATTCAAGAAACTATCATTCCAGCTGTCCAATCTTTAAAAGATAAACTATCAACATTTAGTGAAGAACAATTACAGAACGGTTTAAAAATCTTGGCTCTAGTTGCAGCGATGGCTCCGGTATTATTGATCATCGGAAAACTTACTTCAGGAGTAGGTGGATTGATAGCGATGATTCCAAAGATAGCAGCTGCACTAAACGTATTAGCAGCTCATCCAATCATAGCAGTGATTGGTGTAATTATTGGATTAATGTTGTATTTATACAATACAAATGAACAATTTAAAAATAGTATAGATGGGTTAGTAATGACTTTATCAGCAACTTTGATGCCTGTAATCAACATGGTTATGCAATTATTCAAACAATTACTATCAGTTATTATGCCAATTATAAACGCTTTAGGAAATCAATTAGCCTTGTCAATCCGCATTATAATTTTAATGATTACTCCACTAATTCAATTACTTCAAGCCATTGTATTACCTATCTTGAATGTAATATTTAGTGTATTAGAGATGTTAATATCAGTTATTATGGGACCTTTAACAGCAGCTATTGAGTGGTTATCCAAATTGTGGACCAAAGGATTTGAAATCATTCAAAATGGTATAGACGCTGTTTTAGGCTGGATTGAATCAACGATTAATAAAGCAATTGATTTTATAAATAAAATAATCCGAGAAATAAATAAACTTGGAGATGTTCTAGGCTTTACTATTGGTGAGCTTGATCATATCGCTTTAGAAGCAGAAATTTTGCAAAAAGTAAAGACTGAAGTTACACCATCTAACGATGAACCTGCTCAACAAGTAATAGACACAGTCTCTGAAGCGACTAATGCTGATCAAATAACTGAAATGATTAACAATTTAAATTTGGAGACTTCACCTCAAACGGTGGTTAACAATGACAATTCTTCAAAAGATATCAAAATTGAAGTGTATGTTCAAAACTATTCGGAAAAAGTAGATGTTGATGATTTAGTCAACGAAATCAATATAAGATTGGCGGAGAGTATGTGATGAGAGAGTTTATTTTATGGAACCATTCATTATCGATAAGTTTCAATTTTAAAGATCAAAACATATTAATAAAGAAGATTGATGATTTAGGTATCAATTTTGAGTTTGAGAAAACCAATAATGTAGTGACAAGATATAATCCCAGCTTTAAACAAATTGAATTCGAGTTGATTTTTTTAAACGTTGGAGCAAACTCATATCAGAAATTCAGTGAACTATCCGCGTTTCTATCAAGTAATGGTAGTAATCAGTTTGTACTTCAATACAATTTTAACGGTAAAACACTATATGCTGATGTTTGGTTTGTGGGATTAACTAAGTCACAAAAAAATGATTTCAAGGTACTTGAAGAAAAGATTTCGTTTCAAAGAACATCTCTTTGGTATACTCTGGAGTCAAGTGTTGTACCAGATTTGCCATTAAACACACCGGTGTCGAATGCAGTATTTAAGGAGATACCAGTAGAAATTTTTATTCAAGCGCCTGTTGATGTAGGCGTAAATAACAAGTTGACATTAGCTTTAATGAAAGACTCAGAAGTTTATTCTAAAATCGAATTATCAATAAATAATTTAGAGGAAATAAATATTTCATCAGAAAATAAATATATTAAGGTAATCTCGAATTTAATCTCAATCTCTGGATACAATAGAACAAATAAAAATTATCAAAGTTTTATGTTCATACCGAAAGGTGATTTTTCTGTTCAAATACTTCAAAACACAAGCAATCCATCAATGGTTTCCATTTCTTACAAAAAATGGGTATATGACTAATGTATGCATCTATATATGGATATAATCGAGTTGATGGATATCGCGAACACTTAGGTAACGTAATCAATATTGATTATGATTTTACCGAAAAAACATTTGAGCTTGGATCAGGGAAATTAATCGGTTATTCAAATGATGATTTAACGAATGGACTAATTTGCGTAATTAATGATGATAATGGCAACAAAGTACATGCAGGGTTCATAAAGTCTTTTAAGAAAAGACCGGATGAAAATAAGGTAGAAATCTCTTTTACTGAACTAAAAAAAATATTTGATACTGAAGTATTACTTGATTTTTCACAGCCGAGCAATCTAAGTCATAATCTAGCGGATATATTTAAGTTGGTAATTGATCAAATCATTTCAGATGCAGATCCATTTATTTCATCTATGACAGTTCAATATTCATTACCAACGGAAGTTGTAGATACAAAAACTATAGCTAACTATTATGGTGAATATTTAGTAGTTAATGCTTTGAAATTTTTAAAAATTTATTTATCTTATTATGGATATTATTTAGGACTAAATTATAATGTCAAAAGTGATATATTGAGTATCAACTTTACAAAATCTAGCGCCATTCAAGAGTTAAAAATTACCGAATTCACTCATGAAAAATCAACGAGTGAGATCAAAACAAATCGAGTAGTTGCTACAATAAAACATGACGTGAAGTCAGACGCTCCATCTTGGATACCATCAGATAGTAGTTACTATAATTCTCAAGAGGATAATAATAAGGCAGAAATCATTGTTGGCTCATCTCAGGACTTGCCTGATCCAACTGGTTATACTCCTGGATTTGCTTTAAAAGTTTTGCCAGATTTGGGTTTTATTTCTTCTACACAAACCGAGTATCAAAATGCTGAAAATCAAGCGGTTAGGTACGCATTAGTATCAACCATGCCAGAGAATCCTTTAAGTTTTGCAGAGGCTCAAATATGGTGTGGAAACGCAACTCAGTATATAGCTGGCACTGTTATTGTGGTCTTTCCAAAAAACCTAAATACTGGAGAAATTTATTTTATACCGACTTATATTAAGGCAGAATCTATAATAATTGATTACTTTAAATGCGACCAATACACATATACTCCTAGACCGAATCTACCGCAGGTTATTTATACTTTGGGGAAAGACAATAATATCTATAGTGGCTATGCTCCTAACGAAAAAAGAATTTATCCAATTGTAACCAAGATATTCGAAGGAAGTACTCTATCAGAAGCTCAATTAAATGCTCTATATGAACTAGTAAATAATAGATTTGTTGACAATATAACTTTAGAAACTAGTAGTAATAACACATTAAAAGAGCTTGAAAACTATTCATTTAATACTGTCATCAGAGTTTACGATCATAATGATGATATAAAAGACTTGCCAATCTCAGAGAAAATTCATAAGTATAATTCTGGAAAACTAATAAGAAAAATCAAACTAGGATTTAAAAAATTGTTATTAACAGAAATAATTGGAGAGGCAGATTCTAGCGGAGTTGTAAAAAAAAGTTTTGGTGCGAATAGCTATACAAATAAAAGAATGGATATTGCAATAGCCAATATTGATGATGAACCAGATCCAGAAGAAAACAATATATGGCTAGATATTACACCATAGGAGGGAGTAGAAGTTATATGTATGAAAAATTAAGAAAAGCAGATTTAATTAAAAAAATAGAAGATTTAGAAAAACAAATACTTGATCTTAATCTTGAGAAAAAAGAACTAAAAAAAACTGAGTTAAAATATGAAACTTTAAAAACGGCCAGGGAAGAAGATAAGAAAAAAATATTGGAAGCTGAGAAAATTATTAATAACCATACTAATCTTGAAACTGAGCTTGAAAATTATTATGGTAAGCAAATTTTATTATTGAGAAAAGATTTAAAAGAATCTAATGAAACTGCAGCAAAACTATTTGATATGTTGGATAATACGATTAACTTAAATCTCAATTATTATACACATTTCAAATCTGTTTTCATAGAGAATAAGAAAGAGGGTGACAAGTAATGTCTGTTTATAATGGATATTTTAAAAAGCATAATGGAACTGATTGGGATATTCTATATCTAAAAACAACTGCAGAAAATATAGTTTCAGGTATTTTACATGTTGATAGAATTCCTAACTTGGATGCTGAAAAAATTAATAGTGGAGTATTTCATCCCGATAGAATTCCTACTATTAATGCAAGCAAAATATTAGGAGGGATATTAGACAAGTCAGTTTTACCAGCAATAGCTATAACTTCTAGGATTGTTAACACTACTTTGGCTAATTTTTTAACTATTTACAATGATACAACCGGTAATATGGAAGGTGACGTTTTAATCCTTACAACAGATAAAAAGACATACATTCATAATGGTGGTACCGCAGGTGACGCCACTGACTGGACGTTAATGGAAACACCGACCGACTTGGTTCAAAGTGTTGCGGGTAAAACTGGAGTTATTACATTAACTAAAAATGATGTCGGGTTAAACAACGTACCAAATGTCGATGCAACAAATCCATCTAATATAGTTCAAACTTCAACGCATCGATTTGTCACCGATTCCGAAAAGGCAATCTGGAATGGAAAAGTAGCTAATCTATCTGATTTGGGAATTACAGCTTCTGCTTCAGAACTCAACAAACTAGATAACGTTACTGTAGGGGCAACAGAGTTTAATTTTCTTAGTGGACTTGTTGAAAATGTACAAAATCGTCTCAATAATTTAGGTACTTCAAAACAATCAAAAATTTTATTTAGTTTAGGGGATCCTCTAGGAGCTGAAGGTGATTACGCATTTGTTTATTAGAAAGAAGGTTTTATAAATGGGAATTTATAGTGGGTATTTAAAAAGGCATAATGGATTAACATGGGAAATACTCTATCCTAAAACCACGATTGGACAAGTAGAAAATTTGAGTACTCAATTAACTAATATGCAAGAAGATATCGATGGTAAATATGGAAGCGCAAGTGATCTACCCTACGCTGACTCAATAAATAAAGGAGCAATTAGAGTAAACGTAGTTGGAAGCGCACTATACCTTTACACATCATAGGTGAATCATGGGAAATATCAGAAATCTAAAAACAGCGATTCCGAATCTGCCAGATTTAGTTTATACCCAAGTTTTTATTAATGGATCAGAGGTCGATGTCGTAAAACTCAATGGAACAACCTACTTCCGAACCAACGAAGCACCAACGATCACCTACGTGACAAAGACGCAAACTTCCATAACATTCAAAATAACGAATAACAATATAAGTGCAAGGAGAATCTACTACGAAATAGGAGATACCACTCCAGACCTGGCATACGTAGACTTGGGAGCGAATGAACAATCAATAAATATCGTAATTTCTGGACTGACTGCAGGAACGAATTACACACTTTATGCCAGATCATATTATATTGCAGAAACAGACTTTTCAGATGTTACAGCATATACTTTCACAACTGCAGCTCTTCAAACAGCAAAGCCTACGATTTACAACACTGCAAAAACATACGTAAAACCAAACTATGTCGTATCATGGAGAGTAACTAACAACGATGCTCTAGTAGCGACAATCTACACTGAAATTGGAGACTCAACCCCGGATATAAACTACGGTTCATGCGCTAGCGGCAGTTACATCACTGCGAACGAAACAAAAACACCAGTTGACTTTCCAGTCACGATTTATGCGAAAGCTCAAGCGAGCGGTAAAACCCTATCAACTTACGATAGCGAGGTAGTATATTAGGAGATAAAATATGACAAAAAAAGAAGAATTATTAAATTATATTGAACACCAAATCACAGATAACAATAATTTAAGAACAGTTGAGAGAATCGTCATTGCAGGAGAAAACTCAAAAATTTTAAATGCTTTCGATGCTGGAAATAAATCGTGGTATTTGCCAAAAAGTGTTTTAAAAGAAATTATAATTAATTGTTTTGATGATGATTTAATAGGACAAATACCAAATGATAGTAATGTAATTAAGATACTTGATTGGGAAGTAATTAATGAATAAAGTCTTAATAAAAAGAGGATAATTATGAATGAATTAGATAAAGAGAAAGAAATTGAAGCAGCTATTAAAGAAAAAGTAACTGTTCCAGATAAAATATTTAAAAAAAATCAAGTTGAGGAATCTGAAAAAAATCAAATCTCACAAACTGAGCTTATAGTTAAGGAACTTCATGATCAAGGCTTAATCGTGTTTGTTGAGGAAAATGAGGAAGTTCAATCTAGAATAATGAAACAAGTCGATCGAAGCATCAACATGGAGTTATCTAAGATTGATAGTAGAGGAAAAAAAGAATCTCAGGAGGCTGCATATGATGCCAATAAAGAGGCGTGCAAATACTATGGTGTCTCTGATTCGGTTGAGGAATGGAAAATTAATATGATGAAAGGCGGGTCAGCATTTTGGTTTGTTATATGGTTCATCATAGCATCTGTATCATTCACACCTATCGCTATTGTCGCTGACAAAATAAATAATTTTATAAAATGGTATTGGGTTTCATTAACTTTAACAATTTTAATTTTTGTTTTCGTAGTAATCGGCTTACCATTATTGTTCAAATATAATATTATATAGGAGGAAAAGAAAGTGATTGTAAGAAAAGACCTAGAGGATTACAAAGAAAAAAAGCTTCAGGAAATCCAAGAACTTGAAGCTAAACGTGATCAAGAACTTGCAGAGACAATGGACCATTATGATCGTCAAATCGATACTGTTAAAGGAAAAATTGTTGCCGTTGATGAATTGATTGCAGAGCATGCAGATGAACTACCAGAAAGTCCAGGTGAACTCGTATGACCAAAAAAGTAAATTGGCTTCAAATCATCGTTGTTTTCTTGGTAATCATCATCATTTTGATGGCAATGTATTTACTTGGATTTACATTCAAAGACATCAAAGAAGAATTAGATTGGTTCTTAGGAGCAATATCATTACTCGCAGCTGTAGTTGGTATGTTTGCAAAAATGACAGGATCTATTAAAGCTGCGAGATTTGAAAAGGCACTGAATCAAGTTAGTGAATTTGCACAAGATGCTGTTGAGACAGCTGAAGAATTTACTAATTATTCTGGCGCTGAAAAAAAGCAGTATGCATTGACTAAGATTAATCAATTGTGTATTGAAAACGGAATCAATTTTGATGTAGAACATGCGGCTGACTTGATTGAGCAATATGTAGAGTTATCTCAAAAAGTCAACGCAAGACATAAGGCAGAAGAAACTGTCGGAGAGGAGATAGTATTAGAATGAAAGTAGTAGTTGGTCAAATTTCAAATGTTACAGAACTAGTAAATTTAAAGGATAAGGCAAAAGATAAGCCACATCTTGGTTTTACAAGAAGCGGTCAAATCTATGTTCTTGAAAACGGATCACACAAAGTATTACAACCACAAGAAGCAATCGAAAAAACGGGTATTGATCCTGAACTTTTGAAGAAATTAATTGCAACTGGTGGAATCATCGATGAAGAACCGGAAGAAATAGTTCAAGAACAAGAACTAGAACCGACTCCTGAAGAAGTCCCGGCAGTTCAAGAAGAACCAGTTGTGGAAGAACAAGTTACTTCAGAACCTGAAGAAGTAGTTGAAGAACCCGAAGAAGAAGCTGAACCTGAACTAAACGTTTCAAGAAAAGTTCTGAAGAGAATTTCAAAACTTGAAGATTTGTTAGTTCGAGCAGCTGAAGAAGTAGCTAATCTTAAAAACGAAATCACACAATAATCTAAAAGCGCTATGAATTTAGCGCTTTTTTTAGTTAAAAATGACTTTTTGAATTATTTTAAGGGTCAAAATAAGGGTCAACCGATGAGAGTGTACTACTAAATTGGCTAATTGTGGTCCTTTAACTGATGTCCACTCACATGCCTTTCACGCATGCATTCACGGGTTCGAATCCCGTACGGGTCACCAGCTTAAAACCTAGACTTAGCGATATTTGCTAAGTTTTTTTTATGCTTTTTTTTACTGTTTTTTGACCCTTATTCCTGAAAAATCCACCGTATTAAGGGTCAAATTAAGGGTCAAATTGAGAGTATGCTTATCGTTATTTCTTAGTAAATTTATTAAACTTTTCGGCTTGTTCTTGCGATAGTTCATCCTGGACTCTTGTGTATGTATCCATTGTCATTAATATTGACTCATGGCCCATCCACTCTTGAGTAACCTTAGGATCTATTCCTGCAGCATTGCATCTAGTAGCAAAATACCTTCTTAATCCATGCGGAGACAATTCAGTCAATCCGCATTTTTTTGCGTGCCATTTTACAGAATTAGTCGCATTCTCAGATTTAATCTTATGAAAGATTATATCTTTTGAATTATACTTCCTAGCATATTCCTGGATGATATCAGCTGCAGCGTCAAACAATGGAATCACACGGTTAGATGCATAGGTCTTAGTAGATGCTACTTTTTTAGAATATCGATTATAAGACTTATTGATAGTAATTGTCTTTTTATCAAAATCAATATCTTTCAAAGTCACAGCACAAGCTTCACCTATTCTCATTCCAGTTAAGGAAATGAATTCACATAGATACATTAGCTCTGGACGTACTGTTTTCAGGTAATCCAGGAACCTTTGTAATTCTTCCGGCTCAGGTACAAATCCCTTTTTAACTCTATGATCATTGAATAGGATGACTCCTTCCATGACGTTTTCGTAAACAATCTTATTAACTCTAGCTTTCTCGAATACATCTTTCATGTATGTATATAATTTTTTTCTAGCAACAGGAAATTCCATGTCATTAAAAATAACCTGTAGATCCATCGTAGTAATTGCAGCGACCTTTCGCTTGCCTAATTTTTTCTTAATGTACTTTTCATATTTGGAAGAAATGGCATACCGGCTTTGTTCTTTAATCTTTAATTTATAGATTTTTAGCCATGAATCAAACCAAGTATCCAGGTTGATGTTTCTAGAATTTTCTAGATTCTTAATCGCTCTATTGCGATCAATAATAGCATTCTTTAACTTAGCCAAACATTCCTTCTGTGATGAAGCAAAAACACTTCGCTGTACATGGTTGTAGTAGTACCGGCCTTCCCATCTTCCATCGGTTCTTTTACGGATGGTTCCTTCCTTTGGCTTGATCAGTTCTTCCTCCTCTCCTGAAACTGTAGCCATAGTAGTAACACTCTCATCGATTGATCCGTTTTCGATTTTCTCAATTAATTCATCTGGGTCCATGTTATCTAGTATTTCAAAACAATTTTCCTCAACATTAAATGTAAAAGCCGCCTTATTCTCAGGATTGCCTAAGATGTCAGCGGCTTTTTTTCTACCTTCTAGGTATGACTCTACAAGATTAAGATCCTCTTTAATTCTGAGAATCAATTTTAATATTTGCTTCACAATGTATCTCACTTTCATGTAAATTAAGTGAATGAAATATTTGAGACATTTATAGGTTAAGTTAAATTGTATGATTTTTTACAAATTTAATCTACTTCTCTCGATTTATTTTTGATTCTAAGAAATCATCTGCAAGTCCAGATAATATAGTTAGGTTTTTAATATCCATATTATATACCTTTGCTAGAACATCGGAATAATGCACTTTAAATAAACTACTTATAAAATCATCTAAATTATTTTGTTTCAACAGAGAATCAATATAATTTTTTAAGTGCTTAATCTCGTCTTCTGAGCATTTATTAATTTCGTTAATAATAGTATCAATCTTTGACTTGCTAGTTATATCATTAATATTTAATTCTTCAAAATCCCTCATATCATTCACCTCGATGTTTATTAATTTCATTGTTTATTTTTTTATTATCTAGGTTTGAAAAATCTCTAGATTCAATAATAAACTCTATCACTCCAATAAGTTTATATAATTCATTATTTGTATAACTAGAAAGTTTTTGCAAGACATCGTTAAAATTAAAATCAACTGTTTTAATAATAGTTTTACCTGGATTATCCCACTCTCTTCCAAGTAAATAATCAATAGAGACATCAAAAAAATCAGCCAAAGCTATTGCCTGTTCGTCTGAAACACTATGTTTTCCTTTTTCCATTCTGGATAACGAGGTATCGTTTATGTGTAGTTTTTCCATTATTTCTTTTTGAGTTACATTTTTAGCGATACGTAGTTTTCTAATATTATTTCCCACAGCATCACCTCTTATGATAATTATATATTTATTTTGTAGAAAAAACAAAGGCTATAAGTAAACTTGGTGAAAAACCAAAAAAACAGTTGACACAACCAAAATAAAGTAGTATTATAAAAATAACTTGGCGAAACACCAAGCATTAAATTAAGGAGGATTCATGATGAAATATACTTTTAATCCCAATAAAATTAGAGGCTTGATGGCTGAAAAGCGAATTACTCAAAAATTAATGGCTAATTATTTAGGCATATCTGAGAATTCACTAAGGGAAAAATTGAATGATCGTGTTGATTTTAAGGATAGCGAAATATGTTCAGTAGCATCATTTTTAGATGTGCAACCTGATATTTTTTTTACAAGTAAATTCGGCGATACACCAAAACAAACTACAAGAGTGTAGAAGAATTGGTTTATTGTCGGTTTTTTTATTGAATAATTTACATAAGGAGGGCTTATGAATAAAAAAGAGCTGTTGGAGCGATTAGAGGCCTTTAAGACCGATTTACGCTTCGATGAACTATCTAAAAAAACAATCAACAAGTACATGGCTGATTGTAAGAGGTTCATAAAATTTATTAAACATGATGATGATATTACTAAATATGACACCTTAGATTACAAAGATTACATGATGATCATCTACAAACCAAAGACAGTCAATTCTTACATTATATCACTTGATAAGTTCTTGAAATATGTAGAATTGCCGGACTTAACACTAAAACAACTTAAGCTCCAAGAAAAGGATTCACTCGATAATGTAATCGATGAGAACGATTATAAAAGAATGAAGAAATTTGCATTAAAGCTAGGTGATGAAGAACTCTACTGGATTATGAGAACGATAGTTAACACTGGAATCCGGATAAGTGAAAGAAAATGGATTACAGTTGAATCACTTGAGGATGACTTCTACATACCTATCAGATCTAAAGGAAAGAATAGGGCTATCATCTTCCCTCAGCAATTCAGAAGAGACTTGCTGAAGTACTGCAAAAAGAATGATATTACTTCAGGACAGATATTCACTTACACCGATATTCAAATTTGGAGAAGACTTCAAAAAACCGCCGGTGCAGCTAGAGTGAATCTAAAGAAAGCGCATGCGCACAGCTTCAGGCATTACTTTGCTAAACGATTTGTGAATGCAAAATATAGCGATAGACCGGATCCAAACGAGTTATATGACTTATCAGACATACTGGGCCATTCAAAGATGGAAACAACCAGGATATATGCTAGATCAACAAGAGAAGAAAAACGGAAAAAAATGGAAAGGATATAGGAGGAGATTATGGAAGCAGCAACAATTGAGTTCTTAAAGAACTTACAGAACGAGTTAAACACTCAAGAAACGGACATTCAAGCAAACCCTAGATTTTGGGTAGTAGCTCAATATGAATGGCATGCATGTTGGGAAGACCAAGCACAATCTTATGAATATTGTGATGGCGACTCATCATATAACAACTTTGATGAGTTATTAAAATCATTAAAAGATAATAATTACTTTGATGAAAACGGCAATTTTAATGGATTATTAGAGGAATATGAAGACATTGATGATTTCCATTTTGAATCCATTCACGAGTATGAAGATCTTCCTGAAAGCGTCAAAGAAGAATTCTATGAAGTACCAGTTAAAGAGGTCCATGTAATTAAGGAAAACACCATGTTTTTAACAAAAAGAGAATGCCAAGAACACATAGAAAGAAATCACTATCATTACAACGATACAGTTCACACTTATGCTATGACAGCATGGAGAAGTCCGCAAGTTGAAAAACTAATCAAAATACTGCAAACCGAAAACTTTGGCGAGGTGAAATAGCATGGCAGAATCAAAGAGTTCATTTGGAAAAGTTAAGTGGATTAAACTTGATCCTGATGTATTCAACGATGAAAAAATACAGCTGATTGAGTCCTTACCAGATGGAGATACAATCTTAATTTTATGGTTCAAATTATTAGCGTTATGTGGTAAGGCTAATCACGGAGGACTTGTCACATATGTCACGCTGGACAGCATAAAACCATACACAGATGATATGCTTGTCACACTATGGAAGCGAAAAAAATCAACAGTACTACTTGCACTAGATACATTCGAACAGTTTGGAATGATTGAGCGATTAGACAATGATGCCATCTTAGTAGTTAACTGGGAAAAGTACCAAAATATCGCTGGATTAGAGCAAATTAGAGAGCAAAACAGACTTCGAAAACAAAAGCAAAGAGACCGTGAAAAACAAAAATTACTTGAATATAAAGATACAAATATGTCACGTGACATGTCACGTGACGTCACGCAACAGAATAAGAATAAGAAAGAGAATAAAGATATATTAAAAGAAAAAGATAAAAAAGAAAAGGTTTCAGCTGAAGCTGACTCCACCTCTTTTACAAAAAAGGAAATGTTATTCTTGTTCGATGAATATTCTCTAGGTGACAAAGATCTTTATCAAACGCTTGTTGATTTTAACACCATGAGAAATAAAATGAGAAAACCGATGACAAGGAAAGCTGTGGAGTTATTACTGAATAAACTTACGAAATTATCTAAAGAAAAAAATATTCCACCAACTGAGTTTTTAAATCAATCAATTTTAAGTGGGTGGACGAGT